AAGTCTGTAAAATATCTACACGTCACTAAAACAAAATATTTACTTGTCTGTTATTTTAAGCTTAGAACGTCATTTAGTTGTATTTTTCAGACAACAAAGAAAACAGATATTCTGCCCTTTCCTCTATCGTAATTGGAGACTCTTCTGTGTATATAGGGTAATACAAAGTCTTTAGATAGTTGACTAAATCTGCTTGTGTCTCGTACACTGTAACGTCTTCTGTTAGCTCTGCACTATTGACTGAAATTCCTATTAAATACGTCTCCTCCGACAGAGGTGAAGATGGGTACCAGCCGTGATATTTTTCTTCAACAAAGCTAGGAGTTGAACCTTCAGGCGTTAGTTTATACTTAATCACTTTTTTCGGCATTTGATATCTCCTTTACCAAAGAACGATTGTCAAGTGAAACTAGACCTCTATTAAAAGCAGACTTAGCTCCACAACCCGTAAACCTATCAGCGCAATGATTTAACCATTCCATTGTCATTTCAAAGGTTGGTTCTTCTCCATTTGCCAACATTTCGCCTTCTTTAGTTAAGTAACTAAATACTTCTTGTTGCGCGGCCGCCCCATTGATGCCCATGTCAAACATATAGATTTGATTTCCTTCATCTATCACGCCGCCTCTCGGGCGCGAGGAGATTAAGGCTTGCTTCATAGCGGTCATTATGTGATGTCGTTCTTCGTTTCGCTCGTAATCTTCTTCTGTAATGTTTTCTTTGCCTAGCACTTGCAAAATTGATTTGTACTGCGTAGTGAAGAAACTCATTTTACGTAAGGCACCTTTTAGATAGCCCTGAGATTCCTGCAGTCCCATTTCTATTTCTAAGATTTCAATTGCTAGAAGTTGTTTATCGTAGCCTTCTGCCTTTGCGTACTCTTCTTCTTTTTGTAATTTTTTAATTTCAGATTTTTTTATATTTATGCTTGCATTTTCAATTGCACCTTTAGTTTTTGTTAACACAGCCAAAATATGCTTCAACGCGCTGATTGGCGTCATTTCAGTAACATCCAAAGTTACATTTTTATACTGTGAATCTGACTTGTAAAAGTTTAATGAATCTTTCATAATTGAAGGCAGGTTGCTCGAGATATGCTCAACCATGTCATTATAGTTTTTATCAAAAACTATTTCATTCCCTATATGAAATGATGATAAAGAAAAATCCTTTTCTTCAATATTTTTTTCTATTTCATTCATTAGATTCCCCCGTGTGATTGTGCAATTTGCCCTAAGTGCCCAGTGTATCGAGCAACAGCAAGGTCTCCAAATGAGGTTGTATTACCTGTTGAAGCAATCGTGATGTAATCCATTCTTGTTTGCATTGTTCCGCTTGCGCGTCCTCCCGAAAATACACCTCTTGTACCATTTGAAGTTCCGCTTTGACCATTATTTGCAACGGCTTGTTCGCCAAAGTTAGTACCAGTTCCCGTAGTAGCAATAGTGTAATAACTCATTCCAGTGATTCCACCTCCAGCAATTACGCCACGGGTATTCGATGAGGCACTCGCAAGTGAGGCAACCGAGTTATTATTGTTACCAAAGTTAGTTCCAGCCCCAGCGGTGGCTATTGTGATGTATTCAGAGGCGGAAGTTGTAACACCGTTTGATGTTTCCCCACATACAATAATTCCTCTTGTTGTAGACATAACACTTCCCGCAGTGCCTCGGGCTGTCCCAAGTGAACCAAAGTCTGACCAAGTATTAAAAGTAGCAAAAGTCATATACGAACAATGAACTAAAGAGCCAAAACTTAAATCAAACCCTGAACAAGCAACACCTCTTGTCGCAGAGGATAGACCAGCCATACCTTTTCTTTCTTCGGCAACATTTGTATGATAAAACTGCATTCCATTAGTTACTACGCCTCTTGAGCGCAAAGAAAAAATCATTGACTCTGCGTGCACGTCGTCTACGCTACTTCCACCTACTGTAACTCCTCTTGTAGCGCTTGAAAGTCCGGCAGATTGATTTGTCTCCCTTGTTAAATCACCATAGTTTGCTGCGTTAGATGTTGTTGAAATAGCGATGTAGTCAATAGTTGAATAATACAATGACGTTGAAGAGTTATACCCTCCAGCAAGTGCAACACCTACATCTCCGTGTGCGCCCATTAAGGAGGCTCTACCTTCTTGGGGTACGATATTGAAACCCGCTGATAATAGTGAAACAAAACCTGAGGCTGGTAAGCCTACACTTCCTCTAGATTGAGCCACTTGCGATGATGACAAATGGCCTCTTGATAAACCATTTGTCATTAAAGTCCTCCATGTGAGTTAGACGCGCCGCCAGCACTATACATAGTTGAAAGCAAGTTTCCAAAAGATGTAGCGTTTCCTGTCGTAGCTATTGTAAAATACTCGGTTGTAGATTGAGCGCTTGAAGTTGTATTCGAGTAGCCTCCAGCATCAACTGCTCGTGTAGAGTTTGATAGGCCAACCGCGTAGGTTCTACTAACGGATAAATTTCCAAAGTTAGTTGAGTTGCCTGTTGTTGCGATAGTTAGGTACTCAGTCACCAAAGTATCTGCCGCATTACTAACATTTCTACCGCCCATGAATAGCGCTCTTGTGGAAGAAGAAGCTGCTCCTGCTGTTTTACCAGTGGTGCTAAAGTCACCAAAGTTGGTTGAGTTTCCTGTTGTTGCGATAGTTATATACTCGATATCTACACTTCGTCCATAAACAAGAGCAACGTCATTTCCACCGAATACGCCTCGAGTTGTAGAACCGCAGCCTGACATTTCGTCTGAAGGGGCAACCATACTTCCAAAACTAACAGAATTGCCTAGTGTTGCTATTGTCACATAGCGTATACCTGTTACAACACCGCCAAATGAACCAGTTGTACTTAGATTACCTCCGCCAAAGATACCTCTTGTTGAGCTACTACAAGTCCATCTGTATCCACCATAGTTAGTATGAACTCCAAACTTTTGTGCAGTTCCTTTTGTTGCAAACTCAAGATACTCTATCTGTCTGAGTAGGTACCCTCCACCATACTCTCCCATGGTAATGACCATACGAGTTGATGAACCTACAGCGCTATTGGCAGCGTTAGCTCCACTATAGACCCCCGCCTGTATAGCCTGTCTGCGAGAAATACTTGCAAAAAGAGTACTATTTCCAGCACTTGCTATGTTAATGAACTGCGAATAGACACTATTACTAGTCAATCCGTCAAGTGTTAGTGCTCCTAGCCATCCACCTTGCATTACCGCAATATTTCCAGTAGGGCTTTCTCCTGGCAACTGTGTAGAGGGGGTTGTAAGACTAGGCGACAACGCAGAAGATACCTGCATCCCCGGATAGTTTTTTACAAAGCTGCTGCCACGCGACATTTAGCTAGCCTTACGATACTACGCGATTAGCAAATCCATGGATTGTTACAACGTTTGCTGTTCCAGCGTAGGCTCTAACAACAAGCGAATTGCGTAGGACCATGTCAGGAACTACGAGAGTTAAACCTGAAGTTGCAGGAATGGCCAACTTAATATCATCATCAACTGAAGTTGTTCCGCCCCATTGAAGTGTAAGGTTTACCGCAGATGCAGACGAGTTATACGCGTACAAAGTAACAACATCACAGTCTGACGTTGATGTAGTAGCGGTATGAATTGTTGTGCCTGAAGAGGCCGTTGCGACAACTTTAATGCCGCGACCGTCTGTTGATCCTGATAGAGGAATACGACTAATAGTTGCCATTTACTGTTTCTCCTTATGAAAATATCTGATAGGCAAAAGCCACGTTGGGGTCATTATATGCTGTGGTGCCTGTTGCTCCTGTAGCACCTGTAGCACCTGTAGCACCTGTAACACCTGTAGCGCCAGTTGCTCCAGTTGCTCCGTTAGTGCCGATAGTACCGTTAGTGCCTGTAGGTCCTGTAGCACCAACCAATCCGCCATACCCTAAAGAGGTCCAAGCGGTAGAACCATTACCAACCTTAAATTGACCTGTGTCGGTCTCTACACCCATTTCACCTTGAGCAAGCGTTGGATTAGCACTTGTCCACTGTGCTGCTGTCCCGCGACGCAGTTGAATTTGGACTGTCATATTATGATACTCCTCCGCCGTCTAAAGGTGTTATGCCACCATACACACTAGTTGGTGACCCACCGTCTATATTAACATATACTGAACCAGTAGGACCAGTAACTCCTGTACTTCCTACAGCACCCGTAGTTCCTGTCGCACCTGTTGCACCCGTTGAGAAAGAGACGCTAGAGCGCACAACATCCCAGGTAGCACCGTTCCACTTCCAGATGCGGTTGCCGACCGTATGCGTGTCATTGACAGACGGTGAGTTTGGAAAATCAATTGCTGGCATTGTCACTCCTTAGGGTGTCATTATAGCAAGTTTTGCTTGCGGTGAATAAAATAGGGTGTTTCCTACTCAGGCAGACTTGGTGTGAAGTGTTCCACCTCAGGATTTAGATAGCGTTGATAGTCTGAGTTGGCTGGGTCTGCTGGTATCCAAAAGACTTTGCCGTCTGGGTGTGTAGCCTTGACTACATCTTGACCCATTTCTTGCGTAATAACTTCGTAGATTATTTCCATTTTTATAACTCCGCAATCACTTCAATATAAGCGTTTACATCTCCAGTTAATACACACGCATAACCTGTTGTACTTGATGTTCCTGTATGGGTAATTCTTAATGTCATTGAATCTATATAAATGCCATTGGTAGTAATCGCAGTCAATGCGGCTACGGAAGCACTATTGAAATTAGCAGCAGCAGCAGACCCAAAAGTAGGTGTTGTGCGTTTTGTTATTTTATATGGAACAAAGACATCGGCTTGCGTTGCCGCAAAATAACGACCTGCGCCAAGTGTTGAGTATCCGCTTACACGCTCATAATAACGCTGGCAAGCGGCTAATTCTCCTTGAAATGTTCCAGTTGCAGTTTGGAACGCGGTAGCGACTGGACTTGCTTCCAGTTGTACGCCCCAAATATCAATAGAGGTGTTTGTAGCAGTTGTTGTGTATTGGAACAATCTGACATTAAGGTAAGAATCATTATTGGTGCCAAATGTTTTACCTGAAACGCTTGGCATTGAATAAGTAAAAGTATAACGAACCCAAGATGCAGTTGGTGTATATGGGCTTCCGCTTCCACTTACATAAGTGGCAGTTACATCAGCAGAAGGTGACCCACCTGTTCCAAAACTTTGGAAAATAGCCACATTAAGAGGCTGAGCACCTGCGGTAGAACGAGCAAAAAACGACAGAGTAACTGTCTGACCTGCATAAGTACGAGCGTTTTCTACTCTTATGCTTGTGTCATAATTTTGATTGTTAGCCGTATTTAACTGATTGAAATAAAACTGACCTTCATAACCCGCAACAGGTGCAGAACCAGGAGTGAAAGTTTGTCTTGATACTGTTGCACCAGCCGCTACTACTCTAAATCTGTCAGCCGTAAAACTTGTGCCAGCAACGCTAAAAGTTGTACCACGCTGCCAGATTTGTAAATCACCATTAATGATTTTATTCTTGCCTGCTGCGTAATTAGCAGACCAACCAAGTCCTGTGGTTTGAGCACTATCTGCTACGAGTGTTTCACCATTGTTGCCTACTGCAAGACGGTCAACAGTATCTGCAGCAGTACCAACAATAAGGTCGCCCTTAGCATCTGCAATAGTCTTAGCAATCTCAGAATGGCTGTGTCCACCTACTCCGATTGGATACCAAACATTGTCGGTTGCATCCCAGACATAGCCTGGTCTAGGCGTATTTGAGATGGTTGCCATTAGTTGCTCCCTAGTGCTGTTCTGAGTTCTTCAAGTGATAATCCCACTGATGCTAACTTCTCAGCCACAGTTGGAACAACAGAAATGCGTGCTTGTTTTTCTGCAATTTGAAGAGCACGTTCTGCTTCAATCTCTACAATTTCTTCTGGTGTTGCTTCACGAACAATATCAATTCCTGACACTGGGTCAATAAAAACCAGTTTATATCCGCCCGTTTCTAATGTTTCATTTGTCATTATGAGTTCGCCAATCCGTATAGTGATGCTTTTAAGTAAATATTTGAAGATGTTGAACTAAATTTTATTCCAGTGTATGTTGCACCTGCTGCGTTGTAACCTATAAAATTGAAATAAGTTCCAGCAGAACCATTTACTCCGTTGCCAAATACCCAACCATAGGTACTTGCATAACCTATGTTATTAAAATATAAAGTTGCCATAATTCCATTTACTGTGTCGGATGAAGTAACTAGGGGCATTGCTGCTCCTACAGTTGTATTGATGTTTACCCAAGTATTACCTTGGTATTGATTACTTGTTGAACCTGAGTAATGGTTTGAACTTGCATCAACACCTGAACTTCCACCTGTACGATACTTTATTAGTAAATCATCACTATTAGTGAGTGCAAACCAGTTATCTATAACTAAAACATAATTTGTATATGCAGAAGTAAAAACATTGTCAAATGTAACTGATGCGGTATTCCCTACGCTAACTCTAGAAATCAATGTCATTGCACTGCCTGCTGGAGTACTCCACGCAGGTATTCCGCCACTGACCGAGAGCACTTGTGATGCTGAGCCAATACCTAACCGAGCAGGTGTACCTGCAGCAGAGGCATAGTAGGTGTCACCCGTAGTTGTTAAAAGACCATCGATGTTTGCTACATCTCTTGCTCTTGTCATTAGTTATCTCCTAGTAGTGTCTTAAACTCATCGGCAGTTATGCCTAATTTGACTAGTAGTGCTACCTTGTCGGCTTCTGCTTGTGCCTTGGCATTTTCATCAGCAATTTGTATTAGGCGCATATCAGCCCAGTCATTAGCAGCCTTTTCATATTCTTCGGCAGATAATTCAATTTCTTCACCAAGAATAGTTGCAACCATTTTTGGATTTTCTGCTTTGCATTGTGCTATAAGTTCTGCTTTTGTTGTCATTATTACGCCACCTTATATGTTAAGAACCAAATGTATTGATCATTTGTTGTCCAAGTAAAAGGTATTGAGGCACTAATTTGTGGTGCATCTGTATAACTACCACTCACACGTACTACATTTGATTCAAGTGCATTAGACCATACGCTTGCAAAACCTGCAAATGTATTTGTTCCATTGTCGTGAAGTCTTAGTTGACCCACATTTTCACGATTTTCCATAGACATTGCAGCAGGTAATGAAGGTGCAAATGCGCTTGCAGTCACTGATGTTGTTGAACCAAAAATAAAAACACCTCGATAAAACATAATCTTACCAACTTGCAAATAATCACAAGATTGGAGAGTACCATTACCAGTTGTTAAACCTGTCCAAGTCGGAGTGTATGAAGTCCAAGTATATGAAGCAGCAGGTGCAGAACCCCAAGTTGGGATACCACCAGATACCTTGAGCACCTGGTCTGTAGAACCAATGCCTAATCTTGCTGGAGTATTAGCAGCAGATGCGTAGATAATATCGCCAGTAGTGGTGGTCAGAGCCTTAGCAATATAGGTAGTTGCAGCAGCAGCAGTTGTAATCGTATCTGTGTATGCCACCTGCAAAGCAGCAATAATTTCTACAATATCGCTTGTAACTGTTGCGACGCTAAGTACCACGCTGGTACCAGTAGTTGCTGTGTAGTCAGAACCACGGGATAGAAGTACACCATTAAGGAATACCTGCTCATATCCTGGTGTATAGGCAAGAGTATTTGTTGTGTCATCTGTACCGCTAAGAGTTGTAGTTCCATTAGTAGGTGTCTTAGACCAACGAGTTACTACTGTAGTTGGAGCAGTGCCATCTGTATCTACCCAAAGTTGTCCATCACTAGGAGATACTGGTTCGTTTGGATCTGCTATTGCAAAAAGTGAGCCTGTTGCACCTGTTGCACCTGTTGCACCAGTAAGTCCAGTAGCACCTGTTAACCCTGTAGAACCAGTTGCACCAGTATTACCTGTAGCACCAGTCTCACCTGTAGCACCAGTCTGCCCGGTGACACTTACACCTGTAGCACCTGTGCTGCCAGTTGCTCCCGTTGCGCCTGTATTTCCAGTAGGACCATCATTGGCACTTGCTGCTTCAACCCAATATCCGTCATAGTAAATGTATACATTTCCTGATGCAGAGTCATACCATGCATCGCCTGCCTCAGGTGCGGCTGGTGGTGTTGTGGCAACTGTTGAGAATTGTCCATCATCTCCTGTTACACCCGTTACACCAGTTGGCCCAGTCGGACCAGTATTTCCTTTTGCTGAGAGTAAATCCCAGCGTGCAGATACGCCAGGGATATGTGAGATAGCATCCCCGCTTGCAATAAATGTGTTACAAAAATATGTACTACCGTTATATTGAACTACGTCACGGACGTTATATTCAATGAAATCAAAGGCTGCTCGCCAATTTATGCCTGTTACACCAGTATTACCCGTGACACCAGTGTTACCTTGCGCACCCGTATTTCCGACTGCGCCAGTAGCACCAGTTGGAGCAAAGTTGCGAACAACCTTCCATACGGTGCCATCCCACTTCCATGTGGTTGTCCCAGAGGTAAATGAATCATTTACGGTTGGGCTATTAGGAAAATCAATAGGCATGTGACTCTCTTACTACGGCATAGGTATAGGCATACTATACTATAAATTTGAACTTTCTATATAAAAGAAACTGCCCACCTCCGTGAGAAGATGGGCAGTTTCTACCTAATAGTTAGGCTATGCGGAGAGATCTCCGATAAGTACCCATGTATCAGTAGCACGCTTGATAAGCGTAGCAGATGAATACTGAGCACGAAGTTTCAGACCTGGCGTACCATTGATGGTAACTCCAGCTCCTCCAACTGTGACCTGACCTGCTCCAGTTTGGAGAAGGTTAACCTGTGCACCAACAACAAACCCAGCGACTGCTGCGTTTGTTGGTACTGTCAAGGTAATTGCTGATGCGTTACTAAGCTCAACGAGCTTGTTAACGTCTGATACAGCGAGTGTGTATGTTGTGCCTGTTTGTGCGTTCTGTACAAGTGTTAGACTTGCGTCTGAACCAGTTGGTCCAGTTGCACCAGTTACACCAGTAGCACCTGTTGCACCATTAGCACCGACGTCACCTGTTCGGGCGAAAGTAACTGTTAGTGCTTCGGCAGCGCTAAATGATGTAGCTCCAGCGATATGTGTAACAGATACCTTGTAGTAGCCTGAACCTGTAATTGTGGTGTTTACAATTGTAAACAACGCATAATCAGCAGCGTTTGTCTTGTTTGTTACCTTTACATGTCCCTTGATAGGGTTTGTAGAGTCATCGATAGTTGTAAGGAATGCTCCGATATTAACTGCATCGGCATCAGCCTCATTGATGTACATTAATGCTGCAGAACTTAGATCTGCGTTGTTGAATTTAACTTCTCCAGCGCCTGGATCTGAGTCAGCTGTGTTTGTGTCAAAGGCGTAAGCAAATGTTGCGCCGCCAAAGCTTCCTTGTACACCAGTGTTACCGACAGCACCTGTAGGACCTGTGATACCTGTAGGACCTACGTTTCCACCGACTGCTTCAACCCAGTAACCATCGTAGTAAACAAATACGATACCGTTTGAAGGATCAAACCATGCATCTCCAGTTTCAGGAGCTGGGCTTGTTGGAGGTGATGCATCAGTTGTTGCAAACTGTCCATCAGCACCAGTGTCACCAGTTGCTCCTGTTACACCTGTAAGACCTGTAGCACCAGTAAGTCCAGTTGCACCAGTAAGACCTGTTGCACCAGTTAAACCTGTAGCACCAGTAAGACCAGTGGCTCCAGTTAATCCAGTTGCTCCAGTATTACCGACTGCGCCTGTTTCACCAGTTGCACCAGTTAAACCTGTAGCACCAGTAAGACCTGTAGCACCAGTTAATCCAGTTGCTCCAGTAAGACCTGTTGCACCTGTTGCACCTGTATTACCTTGAGCACCAGCATCACCTGTTCTTGCAAAAGTGATAATTACATCTTCACTATTTGTAAATGATGTTGATGAGCCAGATACATAAGCAACATCTACTTCAAAGTAGCCTGTCTGCTCTGTAAGTCCGCTGATTGTAAGCAAAGCAAAATCTGTAGAGTCTGCTTTGTTAGAAATACGTAAGTGACCCTTGATTGTGCTTGTTGAGTCATCAATTGTACGTAGCATTGATTGAATATCTACTGCATTTGCATCTTCGTCATCGATTGACATCTTTGACGCGATAGATACGTTAGCGTTGTTGAACTTTACGTTGCCAGACCCTGGGTCAGAAACAGTGGTGTCAGTACTAAAGTTATATTCGACAGTAATACCGCCGAAGTTACCTTGCGCACCAGTAGCACCAGTTACACCAGTTGCACCAGTATTACCGTTTGCTCCTGTTTCACCAGTTACACCAGTAAGACCTGTTGCACCAGTAAGACCTGTAGCACCAGTTAATCCAGTTGCACCAGTTGCACCAGTAAGACCTGTAGCACCAGTATTACCGTTTGCTCCTGTTTCACCAGTTACACCAGTAAGACCTGTAGCACCAGTTAATCCAGTTGCTCCAGTATTACCGTTTGCACCTGTTTCACCAGTAGCCCCTGTTAAACCAGTAGCGCCTGTAGCACCAGTCTGTCCGTTTGCACCTGTTTGACCTGTAGGACCTGTAGCACCTGTTGGTGCGAAGTCACGAACTACTAGCCATACTGTGCCATTCCAACGCCAAGTTGTTGTTCCAGATGTAAACGTCTGATTTAACGACGGCGAGTCTGGGAAATTAATTGGCATAGATTTTTCTCATTTCACTCGAGTGGGATGATTCCCAGACCCAATTTTACCTTGTTTTTAAAAGTTGATTTTTTGTATTTGAATAAGGTAAAAACAGGTAATTCTCTGCTTTTATACTTCTAATATTCTATAGACTAATTGACCGCTCATTGGCATATATGCCAATTTTTGCACCCCACCTAATATGCTGTTTGAGACGGTATAGTCGTTATTCTCACCTGTTGAATATAATACGTTTTTTGCATTATCTACCATCCAACTCTTGACCTGATAAGGAGTCCAGTCTGGGTGAAGTTCCTAATCTACTACATCAATAGTGCAGATAGTAGGTTTTATTAATCACTATCTTCTACTAAAGAAACTTTTCCTTCAAGACAGCAGTTATCTCCTCCGTTAAGAGTCTCAATTGCCATATTGTAAGAGTGCTCAAGAAAATCTTCTCTTCCAGTAGCCCAATTAATGTTAAGTAGTTTAACTGTTTTATTTTCAGAAATATTTTTAATGGTCAAATTAAGTAAAGGAGGTGTTTCACTCTCCTCTACTTCCCACTCCCAGTTTCCTACAGTTTCTATTGTCATATTGCTGATATATCCTTAATAGTTATAGTTCCAACCATTCCGCCGTGGAATGAACATAAATATCCATAGGCTCCACTTATATTAGAAGGCACTTGCCAGTATAAAGTTCCGCTAGTTTTCCCTTGAGCGCTAGAGCCAGTAGATATAACTCCCGCCGTTGTAACGTGAATTAGCCCTGTATCGTAATTTGCTCCAGAATATCTAATCAAAAACGGATGACCAGAAACGTTTAATCTAAAAGCAATAGTTGTTCCTGAAATTGCATATATTGTTGGGTTGTTTCCACTGTACTGATTATTGAATAGATATGCTGAAGAGCCGCTGTTTGTTACATCTAACATAGTTATTGCAGGATAAGCAATTTCATCGATAGTAAGTCCAGCACTAGTTGCATCTGTTGTTTCACTAAATGTTGAGGCGCCAGTTGCACCCGTTGCGCCAGTCGCACCTGTTGCACCTGTTGCACCTGTTGCACCTACATCCCCAATAGCATTGCTAGACGCCTGTAACCAAAAATTATCATAATAAACAAACATCATTCCATTTGCTGGGTCAAACCAAACATCACCTGTAACTGCTCCTGTAGGTGCTACATCTTCTGCTGTAGAAAATACTCCGCTTTCTCCAGTTGCTCCAGTGTTTCCAGTAGCACCAGTATTTCCAGTTGCTCCTGTTGAACCAGTAGCACCCGTATTTCCAATTGCTCCTGTTGCACCAGTTTCACCAGAGCCAGTTGCTCCGGTGATACCTGTAACACCAGTTGCTCCAGTATTGCCTTGCGCACCTGTATTACCTTGTGCTCCAACGTCGCCTGTACGTGCAAAAGTAAGAAGTACAGAGTCTGCTTCTGAAAGTGAGCCTGAACCGCTAAGGTACGTAATATTGACGTTGAAGTAGGTAGCCTCATCGACCATCGAGTTGATCGCGTACATCGCAAATACTGCTGGGTTAGACTTAAGGGAAATCTTTACGTGACCCTTAATTGTTGATGTTGAGTCATCAATAGTTTGTAGGTAGGTTGAAATGTTTGTGTCTGAAGCGTCTACATCATCGATTAGCATGCGAGTTGCACTTGCTAGTGCAGCATTAAACCTAACGACGTTAGAGCCTGGGTCTGAAATAGACGTGTCGCTGTAGTAGAGGTACTCAACAGTTACGCCGCCAAAGGATCCGTCAGCACCTGTGTTACCAACTGCACCAGTTTCACCTGTTGCACCCGTATTTCCAGTTGCTCCCGTATTACCTTGCGCACCAGTTACACCAGTAGCGCCAGTGTTACCTTGTGCACCAGTAGCACCTGTTTCACCTGTTTCACCTTGTGCACCTGTTGTACCAGTCTGACCTGTTACGCCCGTATTCCCAGTTACACCCGTATTACCTGTAGCACCAGTTTGTCCAGTAACACTTGCACCAGTTGCTCCTGTTGCACCTGTATCACCTACTGCACCTGTATTACCAGTAACACTCACACCAGTTGCGCCAGTAAGACCTGTTGCTCCAGTTAAGCCAGTGGCTCCTGTATTACCGACTGCGCCTGTTTCACCAGTAGCCCCTGTTAAACCAGTTTGTCCCGTTACACCAGTGTTACCAGTTACACTCGCTCCAGTAGTACCAGTAGCACCAGTATTTCCTACTGCGCCAGTCTCACCGTTTGCTCCAGTATTTCCAGTAGTACCAGTTACACCTGTTTGCCCAGTTGCTCCAGTATTACCAGTAACACTTGCTCCTGTTGCACCTGTAACACCTGTTAAACCTGTAGCGCCAGTACTACCTACAGCCCCAGTTTCACCAGTTGCTCCCGTACTACCAGTTGCTCCAGTTGCACCCGTTAAGCCCGTGGCCCCTGTTTGTCCTGTTGCTCCAGTTGCACCTGTAGCACCAGTGGCTCCACCTGCTGTAGGACTAAGAAGTTCAAGCCAATTATCTTTTTGAACCATTGATCCCGCTGGGGACACAGCGAGTGATGAAACATTTGATGCTGTTTTTGCATAACTAAAAGTAGTATCAGTTGCGGTAGCAGTTACTGTGTAAGTTCCATTAAATGTGGCATCTACACCACTAATAACTACAGTATCTCCAACTGTTAAATTGTGGTTTGCTGAAGATGTTAAAGTTGCAACATTTCCTGATAATACTTTATTTGTTATTGAAAATGGGTCATAAGCAAATACAAATGTCTTATTTATATCTGAACGAATTGCAAGGTCGCCGCGTTGAACTGAGAGTTCAAGCATTGCAGTCTCGCTGGCAACAGGGTATGAATCAGATATTGATAGTCCAGGTAGCTGAGAAATCTTAATCTTTGCATCAGCATCTAGTTCAGCAACACCGTTTGCTTGACCTTTTGCAGTAGTTAATATGTAGTCCCCTAAAGAACCAGTTATTCCTTGTATAGAATCTATTTGTTCTCTATAGGTTTCAGCAATAATTCCAGCTGTTAAAAGTTCTTCTATGTTTTGCTGAGTAAAAGAAGGTTGCTCTGGGAGTAGTAAATTATCAGTTACAGCTAAAATTACCCCATCAGCCGCCCCTGGCTCTATAGCAGCTCCAGCAGAGTCCCAGACAACTCTTATGTTTATAGGATTTGAAGAATTGCTATTTACTACAGTAATTTCATAACGGATTGCGCCTGCGTTATTGTCATAAACATACACACGTTGCCCTACAGCAACATCTGAAGGACCATATAAACCTGATAAATCTATAAAAGAACCTACTAAGGTGTAAACTCCGCTCGAGACCTCTGTTACAGAGGATATTGAAAATCTACCTGATAAAGGTTTCATTTTTTAACCCCTCCTTTACGCAAAACTGAATCGAATAAGTCTATTAGCTGCAGGCATTCCCAAAGAGATTTGGTCGTATGTTGAAGAGCCGATTAAATTATATAGACTTGAGTTAGGGGTTACCTGAGCGTATGTATCATCACGCCATGCAAATATCTGTGGAGGGTATCTGTCTGCTGCACTTGAGTTCATTCCTACCGCTGCATAGTTGAAAATAAGTGGAGAGGTTACGCTAGAAGGAAGTCTCATAGAGCCTCCTAAAAGAGTTACAGCATTTGTCCCAGAAGGAGCGTATAAAGTCACTGTTGAGCTGACTCTAGCCATATTAAAGCCTCTTGAGTAACTTCCAGAAGACCCGTTGCTACTACCTGTATTGCCTACAGTGGCAGTAAATGTATTAGAGTCTGAAACTGTCACTGTTAAAGATTGAGCACCTAAAATATTTGTATTTCGAATAATTACTCTATCTCCAGTTGTCAACCCGTGTGAGGCAGATGTAATTGTTAATGTTGTAGTAGAGCGACTCCATGTAAGCGCTGACTTTTGGTCTACATCATATGAGTGTAGATAAAATTCTTCACCAGAAGTACTTTGTACTTGGTATTTTTCAATATAAACAGATGACCCAGAGCCCGCTGCTCCAGTTGGTCCTGTTGCACCTGTTACACCAGCACCAGTTACACCAGTTGCTCCAGTATTACCAGTAACACTTGCACCTGTTGCACCAGTTACACCTGTATTGCCTTGCGCACCAGTAGGTCCCGCAACCGTTGAGTCAGCACCAGTGGCACCTGTGTTACCAGTAACACTTGCACCTGTCGCACCAGTAGCACCTGTTACACCAGTATTACCAGCAACGGTTGAGTCTGCACCAGTTACACCAGTGTTGCCTTGCGCACCAGTTGCTCCTGTTACACCTGTATTACCAACTGCTCCAGTTTGTCCTGTAGCTCCAGTCTGCCCAGTTACACTCGCACCTGTTGCACCAGTAGCACCTGTTACACCAGTATTACCAGCAACAGTTGAATCAGCACCAGTGGCACCTGTGTTACCAGTAACACTTGCACCTGTCGCACCTGTACTACCTGTTGCACCTGTAACACCCGTTACACCTGTATTTCCAACTGCACCTGTACTACCTGTTGCACCTGTGTCACCAGTGACACTCGCACCAGTTGCTCCTGTTACACCTGTATTACCAACTGCTCCAGTTTGTCCTGTAGCTCCAGTCTGCCCAGTTACACTCGCACCAGTTGGGCCAGTTAAACCTGTAGGTCCAGCAACGGTTGAGTCTGCACCAGTTACACCAGTTACACCTGTATTACCTACAGCACCAGTTTGTCCCGTTACACCTGTACTACCTGTTGCTCCTGTACTACCAGTTAAACCTGTAGGACCTGTTGCACCAGTCGCACCAGTTTGACCTGCACCAGTAGCACCAGTATTACCAGTACCAGTTGGTCCAGTTGGGCCTGTGCTTCCTGTATTACCTGTTGCACCTGTTTGACCTGCACCTGTTGCACCTGTACTACCAGTTAATCCTGTTGGACCTGTCGCACCAGTTTGACCTGCACCAGTGTTACCAGTTGCACCAGCAGGACCAACAATCTGTCCTACGCTACTCCAGCTAGATCCGCCCCATACATATAAATCACCATCTGCATCAACAATATATGCATCATTAACTGTGTTTCCGCTTCCTGGTAAATTACCAGTTGCTGCAACACTTCCACGAACATTGATAGATGTTCCAGCAGATCCTGTTTGACCAGTTGCACCCGTATTACCTGTGGCACCAGTAGATCCAGTCGAACCTGTTGCTCCAGTTGGTGCACCAGCAGGACCCGTCGGTCCTGTTGCACCAGTAGGGCCAGCACCAGTGGAACCAGTTCTTCCTGTTGGACCTGTTGGACCTGTGCTTCCTTGTGGACCAACTGGCCCTCTAGATGAAGCAAATGCACCCTGAGAGTTTGATACTGGGGTTACTCTGTCTAGGTTAGAGAAATTAACATCATTTGCACCAGTTAGTAAATAAAATTTAAAACTATAAGCCCTAGCCCCTGAAATTCTTACTGTCGCTGTGTAATACCAACCAATTGGAGATAGGTCTCTATCATCTGTACATGGGAGTTCAATTGAAAACTCACCTGAATTATCTAAAGTTTCCGCTACAGGACCCGAAATAATCTCTGTATCATCAGCATCTAAAATTCTGCCAGAAGGTGTAAAAGTTACTGTTCCAGCCGCAGCGCTTCCATCTGTAGACGTAAAACTGCCTGTAATCGTTCTAGTCGATACATCCTCTGGATATGGCATTAAATCTCCAAAACACTCTTACTCGAACACGTCTGAACGAGATAGAACTAAGCAGGTCTTTGCCTATTCTACAAGATTTTTACTACTCTTACTTTTTATTTTATAAAAAAGTGTTTATAAACTTACCTTTATTATAGAGCATTTTTCTACCTGCTAGCTGGGATAATGCTTATATCTCTGCGAGGGTCATAGCCCTCTCCAATGACCATTGTTAAAACTCCAGCGGGGGATTCAAGGCCTGTTCTATCTCTAAACCAAGCAGAGCCAGGATCTAGCGTGGGGCACTGCGCCCAGAACCGAGGACCTATATCCATACTTTTAAAATGGTGATAATGACCAGACAACCAAACATCGCAGTTGCCAAGGGCTGTTTGTCCCGCTGCTTGACCTGAAAGATATTTAATCGGGTCCCTCGATTGATGACCATGAAATAGACCGAGCATAGTTCCATTTATATTTATTGCTAAAGTTTGATGGTCACTTTCTGGGTATCTAAACTCAACGTGGGCGAGATTTGGGTTTTCTGCGCAAGCATCTTGCACTGCGCTAGCAATTTCTGTATTCCAACCATCTGCTGGATCAGCCGCTACTTGCCTAGTCACCTCGTCGTGGTTTCCATTAACTACTGGAACAATCACTCGATCTGATATCTCGGCAAATGCTTTTACTTGAGACATTAGCAGTCTACGAGCAACTCTTGTCTGCTCTGTTAGCCCTAAATCCGAGGCTGCTTGCCCTTGCAATCTTCCGTGCTGAGAGACGTTTCCCTCTACATGGTCTCCTAATAATGCAATCACAGTTGTACCTAAACTTCTACCTATCTTGCGTAGCTCTTTGAGTCTATGAACTCCGCCTTCAGTAGTTTGATGAATTCTTGCTACTGACTCTAAAGTCCCACCGCCGCTACCTTTTTTACCGATTTGCTGGTCACTGGGAGCAAACACAAAAGCAAACTCTCCTGTTATCTTTTTTTCTCTAGCGGAAGGTCTCCATTTTTTTATGTCTTCTATAAGTTTTTCTAAATCTAAATCATTCTCTTTTCTTACCATCTCGGCTGCAACTACATTTATTCTTGCCGACTCTAGCCACTCGCCGTCATACCTTTGCCACCTAGATCTACGAACTGAGCGAACAAGCCAATCTTTAGGGTCTAGATTAAACTCTTTTAAAATCTCTATCGCATCTGGCAAGTTTCCTTCTGATCTAGGAACAGAAACTAAGTATCCGCCATCCTCATCTATTTCCATACGCGGGCGCCAAGCCTCTGGGGTGTTATTTTTTCTTGTGTCCGAGCCTGATTCTCCTGGCGATATAAGTGCGGCTAACTTTTCAGCAATAGACTCACTCATTATTTTTCTCTAACTCAGTATCTACCTGAGCACTTACTTTATTAACTCTTCCTATGTAGCATCTGCAAGTCTTTGATCTGTGAAGTCTTATTGAAGCAAAAGCAATGTCATGGCCTTCACTACGTATAATTTCATGAATCTTTATATTAGACACAGCCCCGTTACCAGCTTTAGTAGAAAAGATTAGTTCTAAGGCTTCTTTATCTTCATCACTTACTATGGATAGCAGCTTACCCACTCCGCAAGGGAGTCCTCTTTCGGCCTTATTTGCTTTTTTTAACTTCTCAGATAGACTCATTGTAAGGTACCCTCCCCGTTGGTATATGCGTGCTTAAGTAATTAAGCACGAGCTTTGTAGGAGTACTCTAACAATAAATCTTACTTTTTAATAGCACTTAAACAAACTTTTTTTCGGCGTGTCTTTTAGGCCGAGTTCTTCTTCTTTTCCTCTATAGATGCTTGATGGTGTGTCTCTATGATTCCAAGAACAAGTTCTTTAATAATCTTAACTTCTGTCATCATCTGATTATTAGTTCTGTCTATGGAATTGACCCTATCAGCCATAGATTGACCCCCATTTGGCCAAAGTTGGTACTCGACTTTATCCATTCTATCTGATAGAGTTCTACCTTCTCCATCTACCCCAATAGAGCCATCTATCCTTTTTGCTATTTTGTAAACTGAATACATGAAGATACAAAGGGCTGAAATTGCTCCTGTTATGCCTACTATTTCATACCAAAGCTGAGGACCATTGAACATGGGAAGGAGCACCTATCTGACTATTGTCATAGTGACTTTTGACTAATGGTCTAATTCTGACATATATTTAGGCATCTTATTTTTTATATTGGCGAGTCTCTTCCCTTTTTGTTTTAAAAGCTCTATAGTTTTAATATTGCATAAATGGTTCAAATTTATCAAAACCTGCTCTATAGTTCACCAACGATTTGTATAAAGAAGGAGCAAAGGCTTTGATACAAAGACAAAAAAGACTAAGCATAAGGGCCACTGCTCTACGGTACGGAATACCCTCTAGGGTTGTTGCTAGAGCAGTATGGCTCGGGGAATTAAGTGCAATTAAAACAACAACTGAGACTGGAAGAGAAAGAGTTTATATTCTTATTGAAGATGCCGATAACTGGTTTTCTTCGCTACCAATTACTCTAGAAACTGCTTATGTAAGTGGGTCAAAATGAGTACATGGGAGTACGCAAATAACAGACTTGCACCAGGGGCACAATGGTATGCAGAACAAGGTTGGAAAATTCTTCCATGTTATGGAATAGCAAATGGAAGATGTAGTTGTAACTCATCACATGCTGAGCCAAAAGATACTGGTAAACACCCAGCAATAAATCAATGGAACGCATCTGCTACATCTGATGTAGCTAAAGTTTCTGAGTGGTGGGCTTCTCAGCCTGACTACAACATCGGGGTTTTCTGTCGTCCTAGCGGATTTTTAGTAATTGATATCGACCCTCGTTCTGGTGGCCCAGAATCATTTGAAAAATTTGAAGCCTTACTTGATGGCGCACTTCCATCAACTGTTGAAGCGATAACTGGTGAGTACACGATCGGTGGCGGAAAAGCCATGCGTGGTCGTCACCTATTTTATAAGTGCAGTGAGTCAGAAGATTTAGTTGGAAACTTAAACAAACAAGGCTTAAAAGGCGTTGATATAAAGCACAATGGTTACGTTCTTATTGCACCTTCTAGACATTTTTCAGGTCACTGTTATGAGTGGGTAAAAGGTAAGGGTCCTCACGAGATGGAGATGGCTCAAGCGCCAGAAGAGCTACTCAATGTCTTAAGAAAAAGAACAAAGAGATCTAGCGGTACTGATGTTGGTACTGGAGATTGGTCTTCAATATTTGAAGATTTAGAATACTCAGGTAAAAAACTTGATATTGATAAAATTCTTGAAGAAGGAATTGAGGAAGGTAATCGTGCAGTTGGTCTCTATGAACTTGCCTGCTCACTTGCAAATAAATTTCCTGTAAACACTGAAGCAGGTCGTCTTGCTGTTGAGTCTTTAATGATTCGATTCAATGCTGAAAAAGTTAAGCCTCCTATGCCGCTTGAAGGAGCTAACAGCGTAATGATGCACACTCGACGTGCAATTGATTTTGTTATAAAAAATCC